CATGACAAGACAGTGATGGTAGAGGCTTTGGATAAAATGGTAACAGAAGGTCTGGCCGCAGAAATTCAAGCGGTGGCTGCTGAAAAGCAAGCAATCGCTGAAGACCGCGTCAAGTTCCAACACAAGATCAAAGAGTCAGCACAGAAGTTTAACGGCTTCTTGGTGACAAAACTTGCAGAAGAAATTGGCGAATTGCGCAAAGACCGTAAGATGCACACAGAAGGACTAGCAAAACTAGAAAACTTCATGGTGCATGCATTGGCTCGTGAAATTCAAGAGTTTGCCGCAGACAAACGTGACGTGGTGGAAACAAAAGTCCGCTTGGTACGTGAAGCCCGCGCAAAACTTGAAACTCTCAAAGTACGTTTCGTAAAAGAAAGTGCAGAGAAAATGAGTCAGGCTGTTAGCCGTCATCTAAAGACAGAACTTTCACAATTGCAAGAAGACATCAAAATTGCTCGCGAGAACAACTTTGGTCGTCGTATCTTTGAAGCATACGCAAGTGAATTCGGTGCTACTCACCTAAATGAGAAAGCAGAAGTTCGCAAGTTGTATAGTGCATTGTCCAAGAAGGACAAGCAATTGGCGGAAGCCATCAAACTCGCACAACGAGCCAAAGTCGTTGTAGAGTCAAAAGAACGTGAAATACGTATAATCAAAGAATCCAATGAGCGCGAAAGCACCATGGAAATGTTGCTTGCACCTCTTAACAAAGAGAAGCAAGATGTTATGCGTAATTTGCTTGAAAGCGTACAGACAACCCGTTTGAAAAACGCATTCGAAAAGTATCTGCCAGCAGTATTGGAAGACCGCTCTGTAAAAGCCACTAAAGTGATTACAGAAAACGTTTCAGTAGCAACTGGGGATAAATCTGTTCCAAGTGGTCAGCAGGAAGATCGTAGTAATGTGATCGACTTAAAGCGCCTGGCAGGGTTATAATTAAATAAGGAGACTTAAATGTCACAAGAACTATTAGAAAGCCGCTGGGGCGAGACCAAAGAAGCATTGCTCGAAGGTCTTAACGGCTCAAAGCGCAACAGCATGGGCGTTATCCTTGAGAATACACGCAAGTATTTGAAAGAGAACGCAACAGCTGGTTCCACAGCATCTGGCAACATCGCTACACTTAACCGTGTGATTCTGCCAGTTATCCGTCGTGTTATGCCAACCGTTATCGCTAACGAATTGGTTGGCGTTCAGCCAATGACAGGCCCAGTTGGTCAAATTCACACTCTGCGTGTTCGTTACGCACAGTCATTGACTGATACATCAGCAGCCGCCACAAGCGTGTCAGCTGGTCAAGAAGCATTGTCACCATTCACGATTGCACAAGCATATTCAACAGTTCCACAGGCAACTAGTACTGCTACCAACTATACTGGTAACAATACAGCGACCATGGAAGGTACTGGCGGTAAGCAAATTTCTGTGCAAATCTTGAAACAAGCCGTTGAAGCTCGTACACGTAAGTTGCAAGCACGTTGGACTTTTGAATCTGCACAAGATGCACAAGCCATGCACGGTATCGACGTTGAAGCAGAAATTATGGCTGCTTTGGCTCAAGAGATTACTGCTGAAATCGACCAAGAGATTCTTTTGAGTCTGCGTTCATTGGCAGCAACTGAGTTCACATACAACCAAGCAACCGTTTCAGGTACTGCTACATTCGTTGGTGACGAACACGCCGCTTTGGCAGTTCTGATCAATCGTACAGCAAACTTGATCGCCCAACGTACACGTCGTGGCGCAGGTAACTGGGCTGTTGTTAGTTCGGCTGCATTGACAGTGTTGCAATCTGCAACTACTTCTGCTTTTGCTCGCACTACAGAAGGCACATTCGAAGCACCTACAAACACCAAGTTTGTTGGTACATTGAACGGCGCTATGCGTGTGTTCGTTGACTCTTATGCAAGCGACACAACACCAGTGTTGGTCGGTTACAAAGGTTCTTCAGAAGCAGACGCTCCAGCATTCTACTGCCCATACATTCCTTTGATGAGTTCAGGCGTTGTGTTGGATCCAAGCACATTTGAACCAGTCGTGTCATTCATGACACGTTATGGTTATATCGAGTTGACAAACACTGCATCAAGCTTCGGCAATGCTGGTGACTATGTTGGCGAGATCGCTGTGTCTAACCTTTCATTCTCCTAATCAGAGAAACTACCCCGAGATGGGAAGGCAAGAAACCTGCTTCGGCAGGTTTTTTGTTGGCTAAATATTGGCATGGAAATAGACGAATCTGAAACTAATCCAGGTGCGGCCTCATTTAATCCTGGATCTGTTTGTAATCTTGCTTGTGTAACATGTGGGCCAAGCGCCAGTACACGATGGCAACGTGAACTTGGTTTGCCAGTAACGCCAGGAAATCCTAGAAAACTTGACCAAACCATCATTGACCGAGTAAGACAACTGAATGGAATAGTATTAGGTGGCGGTGAACCTATGTTGAACCTCAGCACCGAAACTCTGCTACAAAACTTAAATGCTGATCAGTGGGTAAGTGTGCATTTTAATGGTACAGTGTTGCCCAAGCAAAGTTTTTTAGATAAGTCTAGCCAAATTAAAAATATAAAATATGTGTTTAGTTTAGACGGGATAGGTGAAAGATTTGAATATCTACGTTGGCCAGCTCAATGGGATCAAGTGGTTCAAAATGTTTTGTGGTTGTTTGAAAATGCACCAGACAATGTAGAGTTTGGCTTAAATGTTACAATTTCTCAGTTGAGTCAATACTACCAAGATGAAATAGTTGATTGGGTCAATCAAACTATACCACATAACAAACAAGGTAAATCAACTCATATAAGTTACAATCAGGCAGGTAACATACTCAGGCAAAAATATCTAGATGATCTTGATAAAAAAAGAAATTTAAACTGGCGCAAAACATTTCCTCTTGCTATTGACAGCATCTCATGATACAAAGATTAAACAACTATTCTCCCTGGCCAACAGGAATACTAGAAATTATAAAAAAATTTGTGCCAGGAAATGTGTTATTCTTGGAACAAGATGATGTCACAGTAGACCATAATGTTTGGAAACAACACCTAATCACAATTGAAACAATAGTAAAACAAAATAATATTCAAAAGATATTGATTGATGCAACAATGAATCCAGAAATTATAGATAAAACGTATAATACTGAGCAGCCAACTAGACAACAATGCATCACTGCTCTAAATCAAATTTGCAAAACATATTATGTCACTAGTGACTATACTTACTACTATAATCCTAATACACATGTTATATTTTTCCCTGCATTTTTATGGACTATTGGCAGTCAGCAAGTTGATGAACATTTTAAAGATTCAGTTAGCCGACAATATAAAACAACATACAATGCACAACTAACAAAAAACAAAGGACTCATGTGCCTTAATCGTAACTTGACTTGGCATAGGTTATATTTTTTCTCTTTGATGGCAGAACAATCTTGGTTTGATAAAATTACCTACAGTTTTTTAAATCAAATCGAAGACAGACTTGAAGCAGTTGTAATACAACAGTTTTTAAACAGGCAAGAAAGAGAAAAAATTAAATCTCTAGAACATTTGTTGCCCATCAAGTGCAAGTCTGAATCAACAGTTGATAAAGAATCAATTCCTATCATGTGGATGGATGGAGCAAGTAGTGTGGCGTCACCTGATTATCAAACTCATGCAATAAATCTAGTGACAGAAACCAGTTTGACTGAAGGCGTTATTCTTACTGAGAAATCATGCAAACCGTTTATGGCCTATCAAATTCCCGTCATAGTCGGTCCAATAGGCGCAAATCAGTTCTTGCATGACATGGGATTGGATATGTTTGAAGATTACATTCCGTGGCGTAGATGGGACAGTGAAACCGATCACAAACTCAAGATGCAAAAGATTGTGTTGTTCCTGGATCAATTGCTTGCTAGTTCTTCCGCTGAACAAGATATATTAAACATGCATCAACAAATGCATTCTAGACTGATTAAAAACAAAGAACGTTTTCATAGCCTAGAATTTCTTAATTTGTTGACTCAACAATTAAACCTTGAACCAACTTAGAAATTTACTGATCTTTTGAGTGACACTAGTCCAGTCACCACGTGTGGGTTGTCTGAACAATCTTGCTGTTGGATACCAAGGCGAATCATCACGATTCAACAACCAGCGCCAGTCTTGGCCGTATTGATTCAACATGACCCAGGTGGGTTTACCCAAGGCACCAGCAAGATGACTGATGGCAGTGTCTACAGAAATCACAACATCCATGTGCATGAGCAAAGCCGCAGTATCTGCAAAACTAGAGATGCTGTTGGGATACGCAGTAACTCCTGCTTTGGTTAATTCGGCTTCTTCCTCAGGACTAGCATCGACTTGTAAATTGATCCATTCGTATTGTGGATTTGAGCGAATCATCTCAAGTATCACAGGAAACGGCACACTCTTGTATTGATGTATCCAAGAATCTTTGCGGCCACTCCAACTTACGCCTACACGCATACGTTTTTTCGGTCCTAGTCTATCCTGCCACCCTTTCATCAATGCCGGTGTAGCAGTAAGATAACTTTGTACTCTTGGTAAATTATCCAAAGTAATTCCTAGTACAGTAGGAATGCTCATGATAGGAACCCAGTAATCAAAGTCGCCCATGTCCTCGTTGTATCTTCCGGTGTGTTTGATAATATTACTTTGACTCAACAACGGAATCAATCCGTCTGTGACCTGTAGTTTGACTTGAGCACCCATGGCATGTAGATTAAAAATAAATCTTGAAAACTGAATACAGTCTCCGTGTCCTTGCTCGCCCACTACTAGGATAGTTTTGTCCCGGATATCTTCCCCGCGCCAGCGAGGTTGTGTAAACTTGGGTTCTGTTCCAGCAAGATGTTCAAACTGCCAACGAGTTTCATATTGAGTCCAGCCACGTTGGTAATCTCCAGACAACAGGTAGGCCACTGCTAGATTAAATTGTGCAGTGATGTTAGTGGGATCTAACAAAATAGAATGTTGTAAAAACGGTATAGCACGTTTTGGGTGACCAAGTTCACGCATGACATTGCCGTAGTTGCAAAATGCCGGAGCATTGTCTGGATCTTCCACTAGGACCTGCGCATAACACCGGAGTGATTTTTCAGGTTCATGGTCAGCACGATACTGATTGCCTTGTTCGATTAAGTCTACTTGTTGTTGATTCATAGGGATATTTACGCTGTGGCGGTACCCTATTTTACATTTTCGCTAAATACTTGTCAACACAATACGGTGTTTTATGCGGCGATTAACCCCACCGCGTAGCGGCTAGAACCCGCATTGGGCTTCTATAAGGAGAAATCAAATGGGAAGAGCTCTTAAAATACAAAAAACAAATATTGGTGCCGGCACCACTGTTTCTGGAAGTAATCCAGTAGTTACTTCGTACAATCAAAACGTCTTGACAGACGCTGGTTATCCCAACTTTGGATCATTAACAGATCCAGTTTATAACACACCAGTTCAAACATTGGACAGCACACAATATCTAGGTGTGGTTGGTGGTTCACCTACCACTAGTACTGCAAGTGCAACCAATCCAGAAATTGCCTGTTTGGTTAACATCACATTAGCTGACGGTACTGCTACATATGATCTTGCTAGTCAGTACACAGGTCGTATCATACGCCAAAAAGGTTCGCACAAGTTCCTGGTTGCATATACCTATGCAATTACAAACGACGAAGACATGATAGTTGGTCAAGCATATCAAATTGCCGCTCTTGGAACAACAAATTGGCAAGCATGTGGTGCACCAAACGGCGCCGCAGTTGGTGATGTCTTTACAGTTAGAGCCATCGGTTCGGGCACAGGTACAGCATACCCAGTTGGACAATGTGTGTTATCAAACACAGCCACACCAGCATCTGGTTATATGAGCATTGCTTATTCAGTGGGTGACTCAAGTGCTGTGTATGCCAGTTACATTACCAACAAGTGGGTTCGTGACTGGAACGGCATGACATACCAGAACTATAGTAACAGTAACCTTGGTACAAACGTTCAATCCAATGAAAACTTCTATCCAACCAACTTCTTTACTGATGAAGGTAACGTCACATGGTCTGGTGCAGAAGTTATTTCTAGTGCTCAAGCACAAAACGGCACATTACAATTGGCACAAATTGCCAGCGTTACAAGTTAATTTGTAACCCCCAACAATCCTCCTAGATACATACTGGGAGGATTTTTATGGCCGCAGCATTTGTATTGGGTAACGGTGTAAGCCGTCAAGCATTAGATTTAAACCAACTAAAGACATTAGGAACCACCTATGGATGCAACGCTATCTATCGTGAGTTTGTGCCTGATGTATTGATTAGTACTGATACTCCCATCAGCGAGAGAATACAACAAGAAGGTTACAGTCAAACGCAAGTTCACTACACACGCAAACCCTTGACAGATTCGGGCGCAAAACGCATAGCACAAAAATACTTTGGCTACAGTTCTGGACCTGTAGCGGTATCACAAGCCGCAATTGATGGGGCAACGGCTATATATCTAATAGGATTTGACCTAGGTCCCACACGCACTGGCAGATTCAACAACTGCTATGCCGACACAGAATTTTATAAAAAAAGTTCGGCCAATCCTACTTTTACAGGAAATTGGGTTAGGCAGTTACAGACCATAATGAAAGACTACCCAAAGACTAGTTTCTTTAGAGTAGTGGGAGATACCACTGCAGAGGTACGTGAATTGTTAGGGGTGGCCAATCTAGCACACATACAAATGGCAGATTTTCAACATTGCCTTGTATCTAAAGAAGTTTAGCCAAAAACTAGATCCTGCTGTTTAGGTAAATACCCCAGAGGATATGGTTTACCTATGACACAACAGATAATAGATGTAGGGGCGGCAGCCAATGATGGCACAGGTGAGCCCTTACGCAATGCCTTTACCGCAGTAAACGACAATTTTACAGAAATTTGGGCCGCCGGCCCAGTTGGTAGTCAGGTAAAAATCTCTGGCAACATAATCACCACCACAGTTACCAATCTAGGGCTAACTCTGGCCGGCAATGGTATTGGTAATATACAGGCTAATAGCACTATTGTGCCTGGCACATCGGGCGTTTACGATCTTGGCGCCCCTGATAGAACATTCCAATACATTTATGGTGATTACCTTGTGGGTAACGGGGCATTAATCACAGGTATTGTGGCCAACACCAGTTATAATGATTCCAACGTAGCTGCTTTTCTTCCCACTTACACAGGCAATCTGGTCAGCCTAACTGGACCAGTTAGAACCACCGCCAACGTCATAGCCGGTAACATTATAACCAGCGGCTTCTTGGGAGTTACCGGCAACATCACCGGCGGCAACATCACCGGCAATAATTTAATCAGTTCAGGATACATTTCTGCTGTTGGAAACATAACCACTGGTGCCAATGTTGCTGGTAATTATTTTATTGGTAATGGGGCTTTTTTAACAGGCATAACTGCAACAAACATTGCGGCTGCGGCATTGACTGGAACAACTCTTAGTTCCAACGTATTATACTCAAGTCTAAAAGTTGTAGATGATTTGTTGTATTTGGATGTGGTTGGTAATGTTACGACTCAAGGTAGATTTATTGGATCAGGTGCTGGACTAACCAACATACCGGCTGCCAACATCACAGGACAAGTTGCCAATGCTTTGGTAGCAGGCACAGTCTACACCAATGCACAACCAAATATTACTTCAGTTGGCACACTAACATCGTTAACTGCAACTGGTAATATTGCTGGCAATTACTTCATTGGTAATGGTGCATTACTCACTGGCATATCAACATCTGGTGTAAATGCCAATGCCTTGATTGGAACCACGCTTAGTTCCAATGTGCTGTATTCAAGTTTACAAGTTGTTGGTAATTTACTTTATTTAAATGCCAACGGCAATATTACCACAACTGGTAGATTTATTGGATCTGGTGCTGGATTAACTGCTATACCCGGCGCCAATGTCTCAGGTATCGTGGCCAATGCCACTTATGCTACCACCGCTGGTACTGCATATTCGGTTGCAGGTGCCAATGTCTCAGGTACCGTGGCCAATGCTACTTATGCTGTCAGTGCAGGCAGCGCCACTACTGCTAACACAGCCACCACAGCCACTTATGCTAACACAGCAAATGCCGTGGCAGGCGCCAATGTCTCTGGTACCGTGGCCAATGCCACTTATGCCGTCAGCGCAGGATCGGCCACCACAGCAACAACTGCTACCACTGCTGGCACAGTAACCACTGCCGCACAGCCAAATATCACCAGTGTTGGCATATTAACATCAGTTTCGGTATCGGGCAATGCCACTGTAGGAAACGTACTGACCAGTGGTAAAATCAGTGCCGTTGGAAATATTACTGGCAATTATTTTGTTGGTAACGGCGCATTACTCACCGGAGTATCGGCTACAAATGTCAATGCCAATGCTTTGGTTGGTGACGTACTGAGTTCAAATGTACTATATTCAAGTTTAAAAATTGTAGATGATTTATTATATCTATCTGTAGTTGGTAATGTAACAACTGACAGTAGATTCATTGGATCAGGTGCTGGTTTAACCAATATACCCGGTGCCAATGTCTCAGGTACCGTGGCCAATGCCACTTATGCCACCACTGCTGGTAGTGCTACCACAGCCACCTATGCCAACACCGCAAACACAGTGGCAGGTGCTAATGTCACCGGCACAGTGGCCAATGCCACTTATGCTGTCACTTCTGGATCAGCAACCACTGCTGGCACAGTAACCACTGCCGCACAACCCAATATTACTTCGGTTGGTACACTGACTTCGGTCACTGTCACTGGCAACACCACCGGTGGTAATTTATTAACTGCTGGACGAGTAAGTGCAACCGGTAATATCACTGGTAATTATTTTATTGGTAACGGTCGTCAACTGACTGGAATCACAGCAACCGACGTTGGCGTACTGGCAAACCTAAGTGTAACTGGTAATACTCAAACTGGTAATCTACTCACAGGTGGATTGATCAGTGCCGTAGGAAACATTAGAACTACTGGCAACATCACAGGCAATTACTTTATTGGTAACGGTGCATTTCTAACAGGTATTACAGTAGCAGCCGGTACTGCCATTGTCAATGGTAATAGTAATGTCAATGTGGGTGCCAATGGTAACGTCACAGTTGGTGTAACTGGAGTCAGCAATGTTGCAGTATTTGATCCCACGGGAGTCTCGGTTGCAGGTTTAGTATCAGCAACAGGCAACATCACCGGCAACTATTTACTGGGTAACGGTGCTTTCATAACTGGATTGCCTGCAGGATACAGCAATGCTGATGTGGCCAATTACTTGCCAACGTATTCTGGTAATTTGGTAAGTTTAACTGGTCCAGTAACAACGACTTCAAACATCACAGGTGGTAACGTCTTAACTGGCGGTTTGATAAGTGCTGTAGGCAACGTCTCTGGTAATTATATTCTTGGTAATGGTGCTCTGCTAACTGGTGTTATCACCAGTGTGGCCAACATCAACAATGGCACAAGTAATGTAACTGTTGTGAGTTCTGGTGGCAACATCACTGTTGGAGTTGGCGGAACAGCAAATGTTGCTGTGTTTGCCACAACTGGAGAATACATCACTGGCGTATTGAGTGCAAGTGGCAACGTCACTGGTGGAAATGTCCTGACAAGTGGCTTGATTAGTTCAACTGGTACAGTGACTGGATCAAGTCTTTTGGGATCGGTTGTCAGTGCAAGTGGAAATGTAACAGGCGGAAATGTAACAACTGCCGGACTAGTATCAGCAACAGGTAATGTAACTGGTGGTAATGTCCTTACAGGTGGCCTGATTAGTGCCACATCAACCATAACATCAGCAGCCAACATAACTGGTGCTAATTTGATCACAAGTGGCCTGGCCACAGTCACTGGCAATATCACAGGTGGCAACCTATTAACAAGTGGAATAGTCAGTGCCACTGCTAATATCACCGGTGGCAACATTGTTACAGCAGGACAAATATCAGCCACAGGCAATATTGTTGGCAACTACTTTATTGGCAATGGTAGTCAGTTGACGGGTGTTGCGGCTTCTAGTGTGAATGCCAATGCGTTAGTTGGCAACACCCTCAGTTCAAATGTATTGTTCTCAAGCCTGACTCAAGTGGGTACCTTGGCCAATTTGGATGTGACTGGTAGCGTCACAGGTGGTAATGTTTTAACTGGAGGGTTGATAAGTGCCACAGGTAATTTAACTGCTGGCAACATATCAACATCTGGATCGGGCGGCAACATTAGTGGTGCTAACGTAATTTCAGCCACTACCTTTAGTGCTACTGCCAACGTTGTTGGTGGCAATATATCCGCTGTTGGTTTGATCACAGCAACTGGCAACGTAACTGGCGGCAACATCAATACTGCTGGCCTAGTATCAACCAAAGACTTTGGCATAACTGGCAATATCACTGGTAACTTGATACCCAGTGCCAACGTCACTTACAACATTGGTAACCCCACACACGCTTTCAAAGATTTATACCTAAGCGGAAACAGTATCTACTTAGGCTCACAGATTATTAGTTCTAACGCTATAGGAATTACTGTAGGCACAGGAGATTTAGCAGGCAGTAATATAACTGCCTCTAATGCTCTTGCCGCTGGAACCACAGTTTCTGCAATTGGCAATATAACTGGCGGCAATTTATTGACTGCTGGTCTGATTAGTGCTACATCAACAATTACATCAGCGGCCAATATCACTGGTGCTAACTTAATTACAGGTGGCCTGGCAACAGTCACTGGCAATATCACAGCCGGTAATGTTTTAACAAGTGGTATAGTTTCTTCTACTGCCAACGTAATTGGTGGAAACTTATTAACCACTGGATTGATATCTGCAACTGGCAATATCACTGGCGGTAATGTCAACACAAACAATATTGTTGGAAATGCCATAACAATTACCAGTACTGGTGCATTGAATTTAGCACCCACTGGTAATATTACCGCCAACAGCAAAAACATTACTGGACTAGCAGATCCTGTTCAAGATCAAGATGCCGCAACCAAAGCCTATGTTGACAATGTGGCGCAAGGACTTGATCCCAAAGCATCCGTTTCTTTGGCCACAGCCACCACACTGCCTGCTTATACCTACAACAACGGCACCGCTGGAGTTGGCGCAACCATAACTGCATCCGCCACAGGCCTGCTGACCATTGACGGAACAGCACCCACAGTCGGTGATCGAGTACTGATCAAGAATGAAACCAGTACCAACCAACCATACAACGGTATCTACACAGTTACCACCAACAGCGCAGGATCCTCATATGTGTTGACTCGTGCCACAGACATGAACCAATCTGCTGAAGTGCCCGGCGCATTTGTTTTTGTTGAGTTGGGCACAGTCAATGCCGATTCTGGATATGTATGTACTACCAATGCGCCGGTGGTAATTGGCACAACTGCTATTGTTTGGACACAATTCTCCAGTGCCGGCAGTTACACTGCTAACAACAGTGCTGGTCTAAGTCTTGTGGGGTCGCAATTCAACGCCTTGGTGGACAACAATACCACAGCGTTTGATGGGTCGGGCAATATTATTGTCAAAGCCGGTGCCAATCTCACAACACCAAACATTGGTGCGGCAACCGGTACAAGTATCAGTTTAACCGGTAATGTAACTGGCGGCAATGTCCTAACTGGTGGAGTTGTTTCGGCAACAGCAAACATAACTGGTAGCAACCTACTTACAGCCGGAATAGTTTCGGCAACTGGTAATGTTTCCGGTAATTATTTCCTTGGTAATGGTTCAGCCCTTACTGGAGTTATTGCCGCAGGTGGTCTAGGTAACACAATCCAATTAGGCACACCAACAGATGGTAATCTTGTACAAAACGTGGCCTATCCAGGTTGGACCACAGCAACTTATGTTACAGACGGATTAGATGACCTAAATCAAGTGGCATTGAACATAGCCAACAGTACCTATGTGGGCAACGCCTATATTACTGCCAATGTGAGTTCGGGGCCAAGTCCATTAAGTGTATCATTAACCGGACGTTACGTTGGTAACCCCAATGCTTATTTGTGGCAATTTGGTGATGGCACAGCCAATGTAACCACAGCCAATGCAGTACATACATTCAGCAATGTATTGGGCGGCACATTTACAGTGACCTATACAGCATACAACACC